CTCCCGTGGTTCCGCCTACGCCTCCCGTGGTTCCGCCTACGCCTCCCGTGGTTCCGCCTACGCCTCCCGTGGTTCCGCCTACGCCTCCCGTGGTTCCGCCTACGCCTCCCGTTGGTCCGGTTGGTCCAATTACTATTTCACCGTACCCAGTAGGTCCAGTAGGTCCAGTAGGTCCGGTTGGTCCGGTTGGTCCTATTGGTACTGGCCCCGTTGGTCCAGTAGGTCCGGGCGGTCCGGGCGGCGGGGGAAGTGGTGGTGGGAATGGTGGCGGGGACGGCACGGGTGATGGCACGGGGAATGGGCCGGGGACCGGAGGTACGGTGCCGGATATTAAAATCCCGGCTGTCAGTGCGCCAAGACCTTCTGGAACCGCTGGTAAAAGCCCTGCGTTTACGGACTCAGAGGTTACATACTTAGGACTGTCTAAACCGGGGGAATATAAGCCGGTAACATATCAAGGGATTTCATCCGTCATGCCCTCTAAAAATATGCCGTTCCCATTGATGGGTGCCCAACAACCTGCGGCTTCTGCGCCAGTAGATAATTCATGGATTAATATGCTTAACCCACAAATGCCAACAGACCCCAACGCCGCTGGGTTTTTTGATTTCGCAAATTTTGGGTTTGCTGCGGGCGGCGACATCAACTCCCAAGATCCTATGAACCCAATGGGCGGTGCGCCTGCGTCGCAATATGGCCTCGCAGGATTGATGCGTGGGGGGCCTGCAACAAACAAACCAGTTGAAGGCTACCTTGACGGCCCCGGCGATGGGATGAGTGATTCAATCAAAGCCACCATCGACGGGCAGCAACCCGCTCGGCTTGCAGATGGAGAGTTTGTTATCCCTGCGGATGTCGTAAGCCACCTTGGTAATGGTTCCAGCAAAGCTGGTGCTAAGGTACTGTATGCTATGATGGATCGCATCCGCCATGCCCGCACAGGCAATCCTAAGCAGGGCAAAGAAATTAACCCCAAAAAATTCTTGCCCGTGTAACGGCGATTAGGAGAATACGATGCCGACTGCAAATCCAGTTGTTACCCCCACCCCACCTGCGGCTCCCCCTGCGGGGAAAGAAGCGGGGTTTTTTAACTCGGGGATAAGTGGTAGCCCCACAAGTGCAAGAGTAGTTTCTAGTACGAAAACTACTTCTAATACGTTTGATCCTAACTATCAAACAAGTCTTGATTCGGCAAGGTCGGCGATAGACACCGCGTTTAGTAAACCGTGGGAAAAACTTGCTAACCCGTCGCAATACTTTGCGCCGACTACCGCCGCGCAAACAAAGTATTTTACTGACACTAAAAACCTCACAGGTCCAGCGCAATACGACCAGTCTGGGAACCTCTACACGGGGGTGGGGGGTAGCACGTTCGATCAGGCGCAAGCCCAACAGTACATGTCCCCGTACCAAGATGCTGTTACTCAGGCCACGATGGCTGAGATGCAGCGGCAACAAGATCGAGAATTAGCGCAGCTTGGGCTAAGAAGCGTAATGGGCGCGGGGTTAGGCTCCAGTGGGTTTTCTCTTGCACAAGCGTTGTCTAACCAAAATTATGGGCAAAACGCTGCTGCCATGTACGCTAAGTTGCAGCAGGCTGCGTATGAAAACGCGCAGAAGCAATACAACGACGAGCAGAATCGGCGAATCCAAGCCGCTCAAGGGTTAGCTACGCTTGGGACTAACGTGAGTGCTTCCGATCTTGCTCGACTTGCAGCACAAGGGACCGCAGCAACCCAAGAGTACAACCTCGCCCAAAGGCTGAATGATCTTAGGTACAAAGAAGATAACGATTACCGGGAAGCCGCGATGAAGATGGCAGTTAATCGGGCTAATGCTATTGGTGCGATGCCGCATACTACGACCGAAACTTCCACGATCCCTAATGAAACAACTTCGATTTACGGGATAGACCCATCCGTTATGCAAACCCTTATTGGTGGTGCGGGGGGTATCCTTGATCTAATTGGTAAGGGTGGGGATGTCGCTGCTGGGCTTAAAGGACTTAGAGACGGTTGGAATACTTTTACCGACTGGTTTGGCGGAAGTAATAGTGGTGGCGGTGGTTCTTCATACGTTCCTACCGTTGGCGGTCCAACCACAACCTTGGATGATATTCAGCCATGAGCATACTTTCACCTGACACCATGCAATTTCAGTCGCTGGTTAAAAAACTCAGCGATGGGGCTTTGTCTCAAGCGTTGCAGATGCACGCCGATCCGTCCGATCCAAAAGGCTTTTGGCTTGCCCAAGAAGCTATGGGCCGCGCTGCTGCACGCAAAGATGCTCAGACGGGGAATGCTAACCAACCAACGGTTGCCCAGCAGTTAGCCCAACAGATGAACCCGCAGCAGCCTCCTATGCCGCCCCAAGGTATGCCGCCGATGCCGCCTCAAGGTATGCCGCCGATGCCCCCACAAGGTATGCCGCCTCAAGCACCGCCGGTTGCTATGGCTCAGGCAGGTGGGCATGTCCACGACTACGGTATCGCTGGCCTCCCTTACGAACCGCACTACGAGCACGGTGGGATTGTGTCGTTCGCCAAAGGCGGGGACGAAGGGTTATACGAAGGGCAAAGTTTTGAAGGGTACGACCCGGATGATGTAAGCCAAATGCTTGCGGAATTAGACACAAAAGGAAAAAGCAAAGAAAACCAACAGCAGTTAGAGGCGGATAGAGACGCAGCAGTTATCGAATCGATAATAAAAGCGGGGGCGTCAGGGCCGGTATTAGCTGGGGCTGGGTTAGCGGATTTAACAGCAGTTCCGTTTCGCCTTGCCGGATCTCTTGCGTGGGAACGTGGGGAAAACGGTGAACTTAAGCGGGGGTTTGATGATCCTAATTTCAAATTATTCCCAACATTAGAAAAAGCAAATAACTGGTGGCAAGCCCCTTCTGGGGATGATTTCGTTAGCACCCGCTATGACCCCAATTCAGACAACGCCCCGTTACCTAAAGAACAATATAAGCCAACTACCTCTAATGTGTTTTCCGCCCTCAACCCAAAAGCGGCGGAGCCCGTTAAACCTTTTGAAGCTGCCCCTACTCCGCGTCGAGCTTCACCCACTGATCTCTATAATCCATCTATCCCAACTATCGCAGCGGAAGAACCCGCCGCTCCAATGCCGCCCAATATCCGGGAAGTTACCCCGACTGGGTTAGCGTCAGGGGCGGATAGATTTTTGATGCGCGGTGCGGGCCTCCCTGCCGCCGCATCGGCTGTTTCGGGTGGTAAGAGTTACGATATTTCTGACACTGCAAAACCCGCAGAACGTACTCCACAAGACGATATAAAAGACGCGGAACAATTAAAACGCCTCAACGAATTGTATGGGTACAATCCAGACCTAAAACAAAAACTCATTGAGGAGAACTCTGCGGCGTTGGCGGGGCTTAGTAAGAAAAGAGGGAAAGCCGCGCTTTCTGATTTGGCCGCTGCTATGGTTGCGTTTGGGCAGGGTACGGCGAAACAAGGACTCATGTCGTTTGGGCAAACTCTTAATGAAAGGTTTCGTCAAAGCGATAAAGAAATTGATGCCGAAGAAGCCGCGTATAAGAAACGTGATTCCGAATTACGCGAAGGTATGAATGATCTTAGAAAAAATAACGTAGAAAAAGGCATGGCTAAAATAGAAAAAGCCAACGCAGATTTCACAGCTTGGAAAGCTAACCAAGAAAAAGGCGAAACTGAACGCAATAAAACAGCGTTTGAAAAACAACAAGACGCACAGCAAAAAGCACTTGATCGTGAAGCAGACCTTAGAAAAGCCTATGCAGAAATTGCAAGTGCTGAATACCGCACCCGGTATGCTTCCAATGCTACTGCTGGGGATAAAACCGACCCATTGTTAACAACGATGTTAAAAATTATCGAAAATCAGGGGGTTTCTCCCAATACCCTTATGCAGGAAGCGGGGGAAATAGACGCGAGTATTGATGACTCAGTGGTAGAAGCCGAGGTGGACCGCAGGACCGGCAAAACTCATGATTGGAGAAACGTAAAACCCGATTCTGAAGCTGCTAAACTGAAATCAGACATTCGGAAAGAAATGGTAAGTTCTATACTTTCCAATCGCGCCGCAGAGGCCGGTCAACTATCGGCAAAAGGCCCGGCTGCGGGACTACGGGCTTTGATGTCAGGCCAACCAACCAGCGGTACGTGGGGTCCTGATTTCTATTCCGTTCTCCCCCGTTAAACAAGATTTTGGAGTGTAGTTGAATGCCTACTTTTTTGGTTAGTACCCCTACTGGGCGTCAATTTGAAGTAGATGGGGCTGATGAGAACGAAGCAATCAGCTCACTCCAAAATTACTTAAGTGGGGAAGCTGCGCCGCAACGGCGCACTAGACTTACCCCCGAGATGATCGATGCGTACCAGCAATCGCTGGGCGCACCCGCGCTTAACCAAAGTTCTATTTCTGACGAAGACTTAAAAAGTAAGTTAGCCGAGTACGAACACAAGCCGGGGTTCTTGGAAAGCCTTGGCAGTGGGGCGGAACGTAGTTTCTCTCAAGCCGCCGTACTCAAAGACCAGCTACTCTCCTTGGGCGCGAAGGGTCTCGGTTACGACGACTACGCCAAGCAAAAGCTGGACGAGGCTGCTGCTAAACAAGAAGAAATCCAGCAGACCAACCCCGCGCAGTTTGAGTCTTATAAAGACGTTAACTGGAGCAATTTGCCCGCTTACGCTGGAGAAAGCATCGGCGAGCAAGCATTCAACGCGCTCACAATGTTGGGGTTTGGCGGGGTAGGCGGCGCTATCGGGAAGCGCGTTGTCACTTCAGCGGCGGAAAAAGCTGTGGCCGAGATGGCTGCACAGCGTGCGGCGGCAGGAGCGGCGGAAGCCGCAGTCCCTGCGGTAGAGCGACTCGTTGCCCGTGAAGCGGCCAAGGGTGCGGGGGTGGGCGGTAATATCGGGATGTACCTTGGGTCTTTTGGACTTAACGCCGGGGATACTTACCAAGGCATCTACGACAAGACGGGGGAAATGGCCCCCGGTGCGTCAGTAATCGGCGCTTCGATCAACGGCTTCCTCGACTCCATCGTCCCGGCGCGGTTCGTCAAAGCCCTGCGTGAGACCCCAACGCTCCGTGCAGAAGTTGCCGCTCGCATCGCTGCGGGCAAAGGCGTTGCAGAGGGTCTGCTCCCTGCGGTGAAAGCCGGGGCAATGGGTGCGCTCAAGGGCGGCGCGTTAGAACCTATCACGGAAGTGGGGCAGGAAATTGTCAATAAGCTCGCCGAGGACATTGTCGGCGAGTCGCAAGAGAAGTGGGGTTCCGAAGACTTCGACCGCTTTATCAACTCGGCTGCTAAATCCATCGCCCCCGGTATGCTCTTTGGTTTTGGCGAAGGGGTAGGGAAGCAGTCAAACAGACGCGCCATTGCAGATCGACTAGAGCAGCAACAACAGGCTCGGCAGTTCGACGCCGACCAGCTTGCCTCCGAGGAAGAACGCAAGCAGCAGTTGTACGAGGGGATCCCAGAGCTTGAGCAACAGGTCCAGATGCTGACTGAGGCGCTCAACCTACCAGAGAACCGCGCCCGTGCGGGGGAACTCAACTTCAACTTGCGGGAAACCCAGCAGCAACTGAACGACCTGTCGCAAGAACTTACCATCCTTGAGATGCCCCGCAATCAGCGGGCGCAGTTCTACGCTCAACAGCAGCAAGAAGAAGAAATCGCCCCGGAAGAGGAGGAAGCGCCGCCGACTGCGCCTGCGCCCGTTACGGCTAGAAGCGTGCTTGAGCCGCTGGGTGTTTCTGCGGAAGATATTAAGGGGCTGAACGTAAACCCCAACGCTCCGCTCCGTGGGAACGCCGCGCAACGAGTCGCAGACTTTATCGACCAGTGGCGGGTGAATCCCAATCTATCTCTTGAGCAAGCCCAAGCGGCGGATGCGGCACTTGCAGAACTCCCGGAACTCCAGTCGGACGCCATCAGCGTAGGTCAAAGGGAAGACCGGGAAGCACACCTTGCTGCGGCTCCCGACCTTGTGCCTAAAAAGATGGAGAACTGGTACAAAGCCGCGCAACAGCACGGGTTAACGCCCGAATCCCCAGACGCATGGCAGCAACTGTCTGATGCCCGCTATGCCGCTAGGAGCCCCTCAGTCCGTGCGGCGTTGACCGAGAAACTGAAGGCCGACTTCCCGGAACAGGAACAAGGGGAGGCCGACCGCGTTGCCGCGTTGACCGAACAGCAGCGGATGGCGGAGGAGCAAGCTAGAGCCGAGGCGGTGTTCAAGAAGGCGCAGGATGCGACGTACCGCAAACAGGTTAAGGACACCATCGCTAACTTCTTGGCAATAGCTAAGGAGCAACAGCGGAAACTGGAGGCGGCGCGGAAGCAAGCGGCGCAAGAAGGTAAGCTTAAGGCCGAGCAGGACGCGCAAGCGGGGACGCTGATCTCGGAGTTAGACAGGCACCTCAACTCCGACCTACCGGCGCTCACGCAGGCTCAGTTGGACGCCCCGGACAGCACCGCCGCTGCGGTCGCTTTGCGGCAGATGCGAGACACCATCGCCAAGAAACAGGAGGCGCTGAACAACTTAGCGCCCGTTGGGACCCGCCCGACCCCCCGCCCCGCGACTATTGCGCCGCCCAACATCACCGCTATGCAGACGGTCAGCGATGTGCTGCGTCATGCTGGGTTCCCCGGCGCGGCCAAGCCTAACGGGATGCAGCCCAACGCACCGCTCCGTGGTGCCACGGCGGAGAAGTTAGCTAACTTCCTACAGCGTATTAAGCCCGAGTCGGTTAAGGATGTCGCTCAAGGTGAGCGCATTGACGCGCTCAAAGAACACCCAGCGTTCGCCTTGGAGGAGATTGAGCGGACCAAAGCGGAAGATCACCAAGCGCATATTGAGTCGGCAGCGGGGCTTAGAAGAAGCCGGGAAGCGTTCCAAGCATGGCAGACGCAACTGCGAGGCGACTACAAGTTAGGGACCGATGCGGAAAAAGACCAAGCGGTCTACCGGGACCTGCGTACCGCACAGGGGGTCGCCCAAGACCATACGAAGAACCAGATTGAGAAATACATCTACAGCAGCCCCCCGCTGAAAAAGATTGCTGCGGAAGAGCAACAATCTGCGGGTCCGTTGGCGGAAGTCCGTGAGTCCCGTGCGGAGTCAAGGTCGGGAGCGGGGGCATTTTCAGAAGATGCGTTTCGTAAGGCAATGGGGGACGCGGTTAATTGGTCGGGGGATTACAAAACGCCCGGATATAAAAGCAAAGACAAATTAATTGAAATGCCAATTGCTGATTTTTTAACAATAGCGGACGATGGTTTTCAGCAAAAAAACTATGATGATGTTTTAGCTCTTTTTAGAAAAGGAATTAAATTTAATGCTATACCACAATTATCACTTTTTCGTGACAAAGATGGTAATATTAGAGGACAAGGGCATGAAGGAAGACACCGCGCTCGTGTTTTGAGAGATAACGGATACGATACGATTCCCGTCAAATTATTAACGGATATTCGTTGGTCTGAACAATCAGACCCTAAAAGTTTTGATTATTTGAAGAAGTGGCCGTCTAAAATCATATCTCAAGACGGCACCAAATCTATCCCTATGCTTGTTCCTCGCGAGCAGTCCATGACTCCGTGGAGTCCTTCAACGAAAATCCGTGAGTCCCGTGCGGGGAAAGTAACAAAAAATCGCACGCCGGAACTTCAAGCTGCTGCCGAAAAATTAAAGGCGGGGGAAATCACCCGTGAGGATTACGCCCGACTTGTGAATAAATACAAGCCGGTAGTGCCGTATGAGCAAGTTCCGGCTCCAGCGTCCAACGCCGATATGGAACAAGCGTTAGACAAACCCAAAGTTCCAAAAATTAATGCCCCGCGTGGTATGGCTAATGGAACGCCGGTTAAACTCCGATTAGATATTCCTGCGTATGATAAACACAACACATGGATAGTAACTGTCCATGAAGGGAATAAACCGGGGTTCAAAGCAGAAGCGGTTATTGGATACACCAGCACTGCGGCAGCTACTGATGTTACGTTTGGGTTAGAAACGGCGCAGGCTGGGTTAAATATCGCTGGGGGTAAACCGAAAGGCACTATTGCGACCATGAAGGGTAAGTGGCGCGACATGACTCCCGAGAAAGCAAAAGCTCGCGCTGATGCTGCCATGAAAGACCCAGCTTGGCGTCAGATTGGTATGGATCCAGAACGTCATGGGTACTTCTATGACCGCGAAACAATGCAGCCGATTACCCGCGCTGATGAAGTAATCCAGATTGGTCCGTTGGTTCTTGGGAAAAACGTCACCTACGGCAAACCGGACAATTTCCTATACTCCCGCGCTGCCGAAGGCTCCTCCACCAAGCCGACACCGGAGCAGGTGCGTAAGGTTATCGAAGACCGGATGGGGGCCAGTGCGGCTAATGTCACCATCGCCCGCACGCCGAAAGAAGCTGGGGTAGATAACGTCAAGGGCATCCACCCGCTGACCAAGGGCGCGATCATCAACGGCAAGGCGTACCTGTTCACCGACAACATGCGTGTCGGTAAGGAATTTGGCGTGTTCCTGCATGAGGTCGGCGACCACCTCGGGATGAAGAAGCTAGTCGGCGAAGGGAACTACAACTTCCTTGTCTCGCAAGTTCAGAAGTGGGCCGACAAGAACGACGGATCGCTGGAGTCCAAGATTGCCCGTGCGGCTATGGAGCGCATCCCGCAGGGGACCAAGAAAGAAAGCGAATTGCTCGCCTACTTCATCGAAGAGGCGGTGGACAACTACGGGGTAAACCCGTCTGAGGTCCGAGACACTGCAACTCCGCTGGGGGCGTTCTTCCGCAAGATCATGGCGGGCATCAAGAACATCCTCAACAAGTTGGGGCTGTCACCGAAAGATCTTACGTCGCAAGACATTATCGACCTTGCGTATGGCGCGGCGCAGTTGGAGTTGTCGGGGCAAGTTAAGGGTAAGGGCACCTCGCTCTCCCTATCAAGCGATAAGAACATCAGCCCGTTGGGGTTCTACAGCGCGTTGGAATACAACCTCTCACGCCTGCCGACCAAGTCGGCCACGGCGGCTGGCTGGAAGGACGCGATCAAGGGCCTGCTCAACAAGGGGCTAGTCAAAGCCGAAGAGGTCGAGTGGTCTGGCATCAACGACTGGCTCGATCTCACGGAAGGCAAGATCACCCGTGAGCAAGTGCAGGACTACCTAGCCCAAGGCGGCGTGCAGGTAGAAGAGACGGTACTGGGTAGAGCAAAAAAGAAAGATGATAAACCGTTAACTTGGGGAGAATGGTCGGAACCTGACGAAAATGGGCATAAAGAAATGAAAGCCTCTTCGGGGTCAAAAATTATTTACAAACCAAAAAATTCAAACAGCGGACCGGGGACGCCGCTAAGAGACGACTATGTAGTTATAGACTCGAATGGTCGGCATCAAGGTACAGTAAATGATCTAGAACACGCTAAACAAATTACTTCAGCGTTTGAATCTAGCGCAGGGATGGGTGTAACTCCTACTAGATATAACCGTAATAATCTCGTTCTCCCCAACGGTAAAAATTACCGAGAAGTATTGTTGACATTACCAAGTAAAAAAGTAAAAGGACGCAACTACGGACATTGGGAACAAAGTAATGTTTTAGCCCATACCCGCCTTAATGACCGCGTCGATACAGACGGTAAGCGCGTGTTGTTTGTCGAAGAAGTTCAATCGGATTGGGGGCAAAAAGGTAAAAAAGAAGGTTTTGTTGTTTCACTTCCGCCGCTTAAAGAACTACCAAATGATGTAGTAGTTACAAAAAAATACAATGCTACAATAGACGAAGTTGAATATATTAAAGCCGAATTTACACGAATTAATAGAATAATAACAAATTTATTTGATGCTGCGGATTTTAATCCCGAAAAACGTAAAAAATATAACGCTATTGTAGACGGAGAAAAAGGCGATAGATTCCTTGATCTTTCGCATAAATTTACAGATTTTAATTCCTATAACAGGATCGACCGAGTTCTAAATACGGTTCCTCATTCTGAGTTTTTAGAATGGCGTGAATTAATTAGAGAAATAGTTCCTACTGCGTTTGAAACAGACCCTTATGAATCGAGACAGATATGGGTTGCAATCCAAAGTAATGCACGAATTGGTACAGGCGAAACTAAAGAAGAAGCTAAAAAAGAGGCGCTTGACGTAATTAATGAAAATAGGAAATTTCCTGATGGGATTGCGTCCGCACCTTTTGTCACCAAGACCGAAGGCTGGGTGAACCTCGCACTTAAGCGCATAATGATCATGGCTGCGGAAGAAGGCTATGACAGCGTAGCTTTTTCTAACGGAAAGCAGAACGCAGATAGATACAATTTAGCTAATCACGTTGAATCGATACAAGTACTTAAGGAAGGGGAAGGATATTACGTCACCCCCACCGATAAAGATGGGTATGAATTTCCTCCACAAGAAGCTAAAAACGCCGCAGAACTTGAGCGTATGGTCGGTGTAGAATTAGCAAAAAAAATTGTAAAAGATTTTAGTGGAAAACCCAATGATAGTTTTACCGCTATGCAAAACGAAGATTTTGAAACTTATGCTGTTTATAATCAAAATTTAGAACAAATTGGCCCCAAATTTGATGATTACGATCAAGCCGCAGATTATGCAAAAGATCTTCTCGCTGGTAGAGTAGTTCCTCCTAGAGTGTACAGTGGTTTAGATTTGGACATTGGTGGTGAAGGCATGAAAACCTTCTATGACCAAATCATTCCTTCTGCGTTGAAGAAGCTACTGCCAAAAGTTGATGGTGGAAAACTTCGTAATGTTAATATTGATTTTTCTGGGGATGCGTCTAATAACGAAGAATTGCCTTGGAACATTGCGGCTGTTCGCCGGATAATTCAAAGCGGTGGGGAAGTATACGCAGTTACGCATTATGGGTCTGAAGAACAAATTAGATCGGAACAAGATTTAGAAGATATATTAGAATACGGAGAACCAAGAGGGTTTATATACGGCGATAAAGGAGAAACCCTTCCCCAACTCGGTTTCGACATTACCCCGGAGATGGTGTCCAAGATCGAAGGGGGCTTGCCGCAGTTCTCCCGCGCCCCGGAAGTCCGTGAGTCCCGCGCTCCCGGCGTTGTAGTCAACCCGCGTGCGCCATCGCCCAGCGTCATAGGCAACGGCACCGCACAGGGTCGGCAGCAGCTTGCCGACTACGCCTACGGTCGTATGGATACCGTGATGCGGAACACCCCGCAGTGGGGTAAGGCGACGATGGGCAAGGCGCTGGGCGAGTTGAGCAACATGCCCACCAGCGCGAGAAAGTTTGTCTACTACGCGGCACAGCTTCCGCAGTTGGCCGACATGATCGACAAGACCAGCCCCAGTGCAGCGGCCCGCATCCGGGATCTGGGGGAAGTCCTTGCTGCGCGGAAGACCCGTGCGGATAAACGGAAAGCGTTCATCGAGAAAATCCTGCTTGACGGCAAAGCGGCAGTGGAGAAGTACACGCCCGCGCAGTTGGCTAAGTTTGAAGAAGTGACGCACAACCTGAGCCGGGAGCAGATTGATCCGTGGGATGCCGCTAACAAGACCCACCCGCTATCTCGACAATTCTATGCGTTGCCGAAACCGTTGCAGGACATTTTTAGCTCGGTGGTCGCGGCGTACCGGCAGTTTGGGGATGAGTACCTCGACCACATGGAGAAGATCGCGGGGCCTGCGTTCTCTCCTGCGATGAAGATGCAGTACAAGATGCGGATGAAGCGGATCATGCCGTACCTCCCGTTGTTCCGCGAAGGCGACTTCTGGGTGGCGTACACCGACAGAACTGGTGAGGCTGTGGTCCGGGCGTGTGATACCGACCTTGAACGCAGTCAGGTGATGCGTGCAGCACAGGCGGCAGGGGCGACCGACATCCAGCCGTTCAAGCAATTGGCTGACATCAACCCCAACAACGTGAAGCCGACTCGGGAGTTCGCCCAGATTTTCAACCTGATGAAGGAAAAGGGAGTCGATGAGGCGGTGCAGGCTAAGGTCTACCAGACGCTCCTCCAGATGTTCCCGGCGAAGTCCATCATGCAGCAATTCCGCCCCCGTAAGGGGACGCTGGGTTACCGTGAGGACATCCTACGGAACTTCGCCATCGTGGGTTCCCGCATGGCCGACAACCTCACGCAGTTTGAGTTCACCAAAGACATCGACAACGTCTACAGCGACTTGGGCAAGGAACTGCTAAAGAGCGAGCGGTCCGGGGATGACGTTGCCGTTGACATGCTGAACGAACTGAAACAGCGGGAGAACTTCCTGCGGTATCCGGTGAACAGCAAGTACGCCAACCTCGCCGCGTCTGCCAGCTACAACCAATTTTTGCTGGGTAATATTTCCTCGTCGGTGATGAACAGCACCAGCTTGGTGATGAGTACGTTGCCTGTTCTCGGCGGCGAGTACGGCTACGGTAGGACCGCCGCTGCGATGTCGAGAGCGTTGAGCATGTACGCCAAGGGTGGCCGGGACGACAACACCTCACTCACTATCTTCGGTCGGCGGCTGTCCGACAAGACCTTCATGGGCGACTCGGCTCGGGGCAAGGCGTTAGAGAAATCCCGTCCTGACCTCAAGAAGCTCTACGACACCGCAATATCCCGGCAGGCTATCCACCGTTCCGTGGGGCTTGAACTCCACGATATGAGGAAGATGGCGCTGTCGGAATACACCGGCTCGTGGATGAAAATCAAAACGCTCTTAAGCTGGTTGTTCCAAAACTCGGAGCGGATGAACCGCGAAATTACTTTGCTTGCTGCGTATCAGTTAGAAATGGATGCGTTAGCGAAGCGCGGGATTCGCGGGGATGCGGCGACCAATCAGGCGATTGATAAAGCCATCAAGGCGATCACGTTCACCCAAGGCGTTGCCACCCCGGAGCTTGGTTCTCGGGCGCTTCAAGGCAATATAGGCAAAGTCATTGGTACGTTTAAGAAGTACCCCATGACCCAGCTTTACATGGTAGGCACGCTCTTCAACGATGCTATCCGGGGCGCAAGCGCCAAAGAAAAGCAGATCGCACAGAAACAGCTTCTGGGCATCATGGGTATGGGTTGGGCGTTTGCCGGGGTTAAGGGCCTGCCGCTCGTTGGCGGTATCTCATTTTTGGCCGAGATGATTATCGGCGACGATGATGAGCCATTCGACATAGACCAGTGGGCGCTGGAGTCAATGGGCAATCTGGGGTGGAACGGTCTGGTCAGTGATATGACCGGCCTCCGCATCAGCGACCGTGCGGCTATCGGCTCGTTCTTCCGTGAGGATAAAAAGCGGCTGCAAGAGCTTGGGTGGCAGTGGTATCTCGCGGAGCAGACCATTGGTGCGCCTGCCAGTCTGGTGAAGAATTGGATCGACGCGAGCGAACTATTCCAGCAAGGCTACACTTTGAAAGCGGCGGAACGCGCCTTGCCCCTGTTCATGAGCAACGCCATTAAAGCGGTTGATCAAGGCATCAACGGTATCGTCACCAAGGACGGCGTGCGTATTGCGGACGACCCGAGTACCAAGGACCTCATCATGCAGGGTATTGGGTTCCGAAAGGAATCGACTGCACGGGCGCAGGATGTCAACACTATCGAGAACCAAATCACCACAGCGGTTAACGCCCGCAGGACTCAGGTCCTCAATAACCTCTGGCGGTTCCGTAACGATCCTGAGCGGCTGGCAGAAGCCCGTGAAGCTAGGGACGACTTCAATCGCAGTCGGTACGGGCAGCTACCGAAAAACCGTATCACTGCCGAGACTATTGAGAAGTCCAAGAAGCAACACAAGGTGGTGGACAAAGCGGCGGCAGCGCACGCTGGTATGGCCCCGGACCAAAGGTACAAAGCCGCGTTCCGAGAGTTGGAAGAATCGGTGGACAGATAAAAGAAAACCCCGCTAAGAACGGTCCTAGCGGGGTTAAAACACAACGAACACAAAAAACAACAGAGGTGCGCGAAATATACAGGGCTATCCCAAGTTAGGCAACAACCCCTCGATCCCAAAGAAGTCTTCTTTCTCAAACGTAAACTCGTGGACCCGCACCGCCGGGGAGTCTGAGTTGGTCCCCTTGCCCATCCGCTTCTTGGTTTCACCGATATAAGTCCCCCGGTCCCGGAAGTCCTTCAGCAAATCCTTGGCGCTCACCTGCCGCTCCATGCAAAAATCTTTGAATGGTTTGGTGCCAATAAATATCCGCTTGGTATCCGGCTCGACCCGGACAAGTAGTTGTCGGCGCGGGGTTAGAATCGCCATTGGGGATAGGACCGACCGTCTGTCCATCACGGCGTTGATGACCAAGATGCTGTCTTGGTTAGCGTTCAAAAACTCACCAAGGATGTCGGCGGAGTCTGGTACTGCCTCGTTCATGTCCCGGCGCAACGATGGAATCAAGCCATCTATCACCCAGTCCAGCACAGGCTTAGGCGCAATCCCGTGAAGGTCTAAACTATGGGACACCGTGCCGCCGACTAGGTTGGCTGCAATGGTCGCCGCCCAGTACCGCTCCTTGCTCACCAGCCGTGCCCGCTTGTCGATGTACTCCTGCATGGCGATCTGTTGGCGCTTGATGTCGTCTCGGGACTTCACCACATAGTCCATGTACAGCGGGCCAGCAACGCCGAAGTTATTGGCGAGCGTTACTTCAAACAACTGATACGCATCCGACTTGCTCATATTGTTGAGTGAGTCAATTTTGTACTCAATAAGTCGCATTAGTTCGCCGTTCGCTGTGGCTTTACCAGAAGAGATTTTATCCGCGATAGAGGAGTTGGAAGTTGCCAGCGCGATGGTCGCCCATGTCGTGGTGTTCTTCCGCTCCATGTTCGACTGCGACTGCATCCGCCCCGGACCCTGCCCCTGAGACACCGCGTAGGCCAGCTTAGACGCCACCTCGGGCTGGATGTTGGTTAGCTCATCCATTGTATAGGGCAGGTTGTTGAGTACGCCGAGGCGGTGGATCTTGTGGGCGTAGGTGTCGCCCTCGGTGGACAGGAGCTTGCTCGGGTGCCCGTAGACGCTGTTGACCATCCGCATGATGGTCGTCTTCCCCGTGCCTGACTGCGCGTTGACCAGCGAGATCAAAGCGCCGTTGTACCCACTGAACTTCATCAGGGGCGCACCGAATGCGGTGAAGAACGCAAAGGCAAACGCTTCCGCGCCGGGGCGGCTGTACGGCTCCACGACCCGCTTCCAATTGTCCAAGGTGCCACTGCTGTACAGCAAGGAGGATACCGATTCGGTTATTTCGGATGGCGGGCTGTACCGCGTCTCCGACACGCCGATCTCGTTGGTGCCTAAAATAAACTTGGTGTCGCCCTCGGCCCAGCCCATCTGGTTGTGTAGCACCTCGGTGTCGAGCATCACTTGCTGCTGCTTGGCGCACGAGATGAGATACCACATCAGCCTGCTCAGGGCGTCGCCCGCGCTCAAGACACCATTGGCCGACAGCACCTTGCGTAGCTCGTCCTTGGAGGTCATAGCGGATAGCGGGATAACGAACTCCCGTGCCTTCTCCCTTGGTAGGTGCAGCCGTGCCAACGCTAGGTCGCCCCGGATGGAGTCGGTCATGCGCTTGACGAGGTAGAGGGAATGCTCGTAGACCATTTCCGACTCGTCGTTGTTCTGGATGTAAATAGCGCCAGATTTGGCTCTGAAATATGGGCTAGGCAGCACCGGGATGTCGTACTCGACAGGACTGCCGCCCTCCTCGATCTCAACGATAACTTCCTCATCGCTCCCTTGAACCTCAATGCCGAGAACGATGGGACTCTTAATTTTCCCCTTGTGTGGGCACCGCTTGCACCCGCCGGGGTTGTGAAACTCTATGGTCTCGCACTTGTATGGCTTGTCCACCAAGTCTTCTGACTTCCGCACCGTCGCCTCAAAGCTATAGCCCGAGTGCTTGTCAGAGATAGCGTGGATGCCGATTTCAAAATCAACGCAGTTCCGGGCGATGGATAGCCCAGCCCGCCACAGGTTGTAGTCCAGCCCTTCCTGATTGGTCGCGATGTGTACCAACTGCTGGCACCCGTCGCCACGGGACGAGCGATCCAGAATCAACGCGAACCGCTTTTGCTTGTCGTCAGACAGCGACTGCATCAATGGGCTCGGTCCCGCCTTCAGATAATCAGGCGGCTCAGACAGCAGCACCGTCACCCCGACACACTGCCGGATCTCATCTATCCCGGACGCCTCACCCTCAAACAGCACCCCCACAGGAACCGCAGGGTCGCGCTTGTAGTTGGACGTACCGGGGACCCGCAGGATGCGAGCGGCGTCGGCGGTGACTGAAGCGTCAGCGTGCAGCGCGTGTTCCTTGCACAGGGTCTTCAACCGCTCCGCGACCGGCTTCCACTCGGCCAAACGGATGGGGGCTTTTAACGCCCAATAAACATGGACCCCGTACCCGGAGGATACGATGGTCGGACTGGGTAATCCCGTCTTATCCAAGAAAGCCGCAAACGCTTCCAGCCCCGCAGTCTGGTCGGGGTAGTCCTTGGTCGGACCACAGTCGATGTCGAGGTAAAACGATTTGAGTACTTGGACGTTGATGGTCTTGCGACCAACCGCAGGATCTTCAAAGCTCGCACAAGCAAAATACGAGTTAAAATTCTCGGCGTCTAACTGAGATGATTTCTGAACAGCGTTGTCGATATTGTCGTAAAAATAGGTCTGGGGGTTATGGCCTGCTTTTAACCCCACTATGCAATACACCCCCTCCTCGGGGAGTACATGCGAGAGAAATTTCGTTGTGTCCATGTAAATTCTCTTACTGCGTCCATCCCCCACTCACCAATAGCGCAGTTATTTTTTCTCTGTAATGTTTTCTCGGTTCTACTTTGCCGGTGAACCACTTGTATATCGTCATTTTGGAGACCCCAAAATACTCCGCCATATCAATGGCGGAGATGTCTCGGCTAATACAATACCGGCCCAAGAGAACACCGAGGCTATCAGACGCGGAGCGGTTCACCTCCACGATTCGCTGACTGTAACCTCGGTTGTCCATTACTCGTCGTCCACTTCCGTAGCGCGTTTCTTGTTGGCGAACTTCGCCAATACCGCGCTAACGTCAGGTTTCGCAGGCACCACATCGGCGGGCTTCTTCGCCTTGACCTTCGGCTCCTCATCCTCGTCCACCTCGCCGCCGTTGGCCTTGATGGCGTCCTTCAGCGACGGTAGTGCCTTCTGGCCCTTGTCGGCCTGATACACCGTCAGCGTCACCGCCAGCTTGGCCTCCGGGGACTGCCCAAACTCAATCAACTTGGGCATCGCTTCCCGTGACGGGAACCCAATCGGCGAGAAGAACATCTTCGGGGTGTCCGCGTCATCGTCGAACGAGATGCGGGTGATCAAGCGGTCGATGCTGTGGTTCTGGCTCGCAACGTACTTGAAGTACTGCTGGTAAGGCATGTGGGCAATGTCGCCCTTGCCAAACAGCGAGGTCGCGGGCAGTTCCAGCATGTGAACGCCGGAGTCCAGATCGTCCGCCAAGACCACCGCGATGCGCTGCTTGAACCGGCAGGCGCGGGTCGTGCCCTGACCACTGCCAGCGATGTTCATCGGGCAGTCGTTGCAGTTGCTGTGCTGCGGGTTCTCCACACTGGGGTGCGGGGCCTTGCTGTCAGCCGACCAGCAAGTCGGCGGCGCGGCATCCGCAGTCGGGTCGTAGGTCCCGGCGTAGTAGGTCCGGGAAACGTCCTTTGCCACGTTGACGATGACTACGTCAAGGGCGTCCTTCTTCTTCGCCACTTCCTCACCGTTGACGATCAGGCGGAACACCTTGCCCCGGATAGAGATGCGCTTGTTAGTGCCCCCCATCCTCTGCATCAGACCCTTGGTCAGTTCAGACTGGCCTTCACTACGGATGTAGTCGGGCACCATACCAGCATTAAACGGAATCATATCGCTCATCTTAAATCTCCTTAACTTTTCTTACGAATGGTAATTGCGTACTCTTTGTCCATATTCAGACCCTCGGGATGGAGATCGGGATTCTCCTCCATAAAGGTCTTCATATTCGTCTGGTGGATACGCTTCTCCAGAAGTTCAAACGCATCGTTATCCTTCATAAACCGATGAAAGGCCGACCAGTCGTTGGTCCAATACTTGGTCTTGACGGTGCGGATAACGGTGCCGTAGTTGGTGCGGATGCTGTCCGCGCCTAGTTCCTTACACAGGTCGTTCATCGCTGTGGTGAGCACCTGCATTTCTTTATCAAGTTGCTCAACTTTGAGCGCCACATTGCGCTCAAGCTCCCGCTTCTCATCGCGTAGAGCGACGTAAGCCTCTACGAGGGTGTCAACCCCGTATTCATTAGATTCCATGTTTTTACCTCGTGTTTGTTGTCGTGCGAATCGAATCTTAGGAAACTAAATTTACTCTGTCAACTCCTGATTGTACAAATCGATCAACTTTGTATGGTCGCCGAGTTTGTCTCTTAGCATGGCGTAGAGGCGGTTCTCCACTTGCGAGCCCGCAATGTGGATGACGGTCATCGGGTTCTTTTGTCCCTGCCGGTCGATACGCGCATTCGCCTGTAGGTAGGTCTCGATTGATGTACAGGGGGCGTACCAGATGATGGTGTCGGCGGCGGTCAGCGTGACCCCGTGCGCCGCAGCGGCGGGCTGGATGACCAACACTTTCAAATCATCTTCCCCGTTGGTTTGGAACCGCTGGATGATGTCGTTGCGCTTGGTCGCGGATACATCCCCGGCAATCACTTCGCAGGGGATGTGTTTGCTGTCGAGATAGTTTCTTAAAAGGCTGATGGTGTGCGAGAACGGGACGAATACCAGCACCTTGTGCGACGCCTCATTGATCGCCTCCTCCACAACCTTCAACCGATTGGACACATCAAACTCGGCGGTTGCCCCGGAGTTGGTGTAGACCGCCCCGCCCGAAATCTGCAAGAGCTTGTTGATGTTCACCGCGACGTTGGCCGAGGTAATCTCCTCTTCCCCGGCGGTCATCAAGAAATCCTTCTTGAGGATGTCGTAGTACTTCTTCTGCTGCGCCGTCAGCGGGGCTTCCCGGTCGATGTATGTGATCGGCGGCAGGTCTAGGCAATCTTTTTTGGCAAACCGAATGGCAGGCTGCAAAGCCGTGTGAACTTTCTGCGCCGCGTCCACCTTGGGTATCCACTTGAACCGACTGATCTGAGTCATCACCGCATCCTTCCACGCGCCAAAAAACTTAGGCACCGTGTCGGGCGTGCATAGTTTGGCAAGCCCATAAGCGTCGGCAGGGGACTGCGCCGCAGGGGTCCCGGTCATTAGCCACAGCCAGCGGTCTTCAGTCACTAATTTTTTCATCACCCGCCACCGCTTGGTGGTCGTCGTCTTATAGGCGTTGGCCTCGTCAATGATGATGAGGTCGAACTTGTTCTTGGCAATGGCGTCGGCGACAATTTCCACCCCATCAAAATTTATGATGACGTAGTCGTAGTTACCTTCGATAATTTTTTGGCGCTTATCTTTTGTGCCGTGCGCGATACCGACAGACCTGTGCGTAGCGAAGTTGAACAGGTCGCGCTGCCATGCCGCCTGCATGATCGACAGGGGGCACACGACCAGCACGCGCCGAATGTACTTCCACTTCATCAGGTAGTCGGACGCCCAGATAGCCGCCCCGGTCTTCCCCGTGCCTTGCTCGTTGAAGCAGTACGCCCTCGGATGCAGGGTCAGGAACTCCCCGGTATCACGCTGGTGTTGGAACGGTGTATACAGCCCCGGCCAGTCGTAGTCCCGGAGGATCGGACTGGGGACATTTTTAACTTCTAATCTAGTCAACTGCTGGGCACGTTTTAAGTCCCATTCAACGGCAACGGTGGAAATGTCGGCTTCTTGATCTACTACTTGGCTCTCCTCAATTACGTCTGTGATTTTGTTTGGGTTTCGTGTGCGTACCGCTAAGTACTTGTTATCTATTATTTCCATTTATTTTATGTTTCGTATTTAAAGTATTTACTTAAGTGTTTTGCGTATTTAACAGAATTTCTCTTGTACAGTTTGGCGTTAACACACGCTTTGCATGTTGCTTGGTGCCCATCTTTAGTTTTTGATTTATGTGAGTATGATTCAAGATTTTTATTTTCTTTACATACAGGGCATTGTTTTACACCGTATGAAACATATGGATACCCAAATGACATTATTTAAATACCACTATTGCGCTAGGGAACGGGGCGCTATTTTTTGCGCCTCCAAATTTAAGTCGGCCCCGGATGAACGTCACTTCTCCGTAGGGAAGCACATAGTCGTGCCACCATGCGGTGTCGGTCCGGGCTGGGAGCAGGCACACAACAAGAGCCCCGTTGTCTCGGGCGCTTTCGTAGGCTTTCTTCACCCAGTATTTAATGTCGCGCCCGTAAGGGGGGTTCATCCAACATCGGCCCATCCAATATTTGGTAAGGCCGTTGTCTTCCTTTGTATAGAAGTCTGCACACTTGGCGTTTTCTGCGGTCGCGCAAACATCCAAGGTGAATCGATAGGTCGCCATTAACTTGTCAAAGAAATCTTGTGGAGTCGCCCACTCATCCGTGGCGCTGCTGAAGTGTACGGTGGTGTCCATTACTTCTTCTTCCGCGAGACGTTCTTCTTAACCGTGTGGTCCGCGTTGCGGTAGAAGCTCCGGTTGTCGCTCGGAGACTCAAGGCGCAGATTAGACAAAGAGGAGTCGCCACCCTTGGACAGTGGCTTGATATGCTCAATGTCTTTCCCTTTGCGTTTAATAACCTTGCCGTCCTTGCCGGGGTTGTCCATCTCATACCGTGCCCTTGCTCGCGCTGCACGGGAAGGGTTCTCGTCTCTGGCCTTCTGCTGTTGATACTCTTTTTTATAAGGTCTTGGTTTGTTGGTGTAAGGCATTTACCTTCTCCCGTTGTGTTCACAATCAGTTACAGGACAAAATTTTCTACAGGTAAAATTAGGGCTCGGGTTCCAAGTGTCGTTCTCAAAGCACGCATCAAGCTGGTCAGTAACTTTGAGCCAAGGCTTCCAAAGATGTGCTTGGCTGTCGCGGATGATTTCCACCTCGATAAACTCTTTGCTGACAACGAACAGCAACCCAGCCCGCACTATCTGCACATCCGGGAAGTGGGCAAAGATAGCCAGCGCCAGAAGCTCAAGCTGTGCGGTGTCGGCGTAGCGGGCGCTCTTGCCGGTCTTGTAGTCCACCAGCACCGCCTCTTTACCGTTGATGGCGAGGAAGTCGGCAATGCCGCGCCACCACACGCCCTTATCCATGAACCCGCAGGCGTCGAGGTCCTGCGTCAACCCCATCTTATGCTCGTAGTACTTATCCCCCGGCGACTCGATCAGTGTGTCCACATACTGTTTGATGTAGATAAACTTCTCCGGGATGGGCGTACCGTCCCGGCCATACTCTTCTGCCGCTTTGTGAACTTCATTGCCGTAGATAAGATGCTCTACATATTCATCTTCTTTGATGTCTTTACTTACCCGCAGTCGGTAGTATTTCCGGGGGCACTGCTTGAAAAGATTGATAGAGGAATAAGACCACGTTGCCATTTTTGTCCGCCTTTAGCATTCACCGTAGTTCCTTCCAATACCACTCTCGCAATTCAAAGGCAAGCCCTCTGCCCAGACGGGCGTTTCGCGGAAACACTCCTCGATGAACGCCTGCGCCCGCTCGGCTTCTGCTTCCGGGGCGACGATGGCAATAGCGTCGTGGACCGTCATGACGGGGCGGTACTCGTATGAGATGTTGACCATCTGCTCGGCTATGACGCACCGCGCTATAGCCTGCGTGACGTTCTCAATCACCTTGCCACCGTAGATCCGCGTCCTGCCGTTCCGGGTCTTGTAGCTGAACTGCCCCTCGGAGTCCTTCTGCAAGTCGTCATACCCCAGACTGTATCCGCTCGGCAGCACGAAGCCATCCGCCCCAAGATGCAACGCCTCCGGTCGCACGCCGATGGGGGCTGTTCTGCCCTCCAACATCGCCTCAAGGCACCGCTGGCCCTGCTTCCACAGCGCCGGGATCGCGGAGTATGTTTCACGGTAAACATTGATGATGTTCTGGCATTCCTCCAACTCCAACGTCACGCCAGAAGTTTTGAGGGACGATTGAAACTTCGCAGCACCAAGGCCGTACCCACAACCAAGTACTACCGTTTTGCCTAGAAATCGTTCCTCCTTATTAATTTCATCAATAGGCTTGTTATAAATTTTAGACGCCATGATTTTGTAAACGTCTTCCCGGTTGGCGAACGCCTGCACGAGGTCATCCTGTCCTGCCAACCACGCCAACACCCGCGCCTCGATCTGGCTGGAGTCGCAGTCGATGATCACATGGCCCGCCGGGGGCAGGATGGCGCTCTTCAACGTACTGTCGCCCCGGCTTGGGAGGTTCTGGAGGTTGAGCTTGTCGGTGCCACCCCACCGGCCAGTGTGGGCCGCATAGTAGCGAAGGGGAACTGGTAAGGACCCGCGCTTGGCAATGCCGATGAACCGCTCGGTGCGCGTCTCCTCAAGCGTAGATCGGGTGCCCAACCGCGCCGCTACCACAGCTTGCACCCGCTCGTCAGGATGCTCCAGCAACTCCTTCAGCCCCTCGTCGGACTTAGCCAGCGCGTAGGTCTCCTTGCCCGTCGTCGGACTGATCTTCAGCGGCGGTTCTACGCCCAGCCCCCGCAGGAGGTCGGCAAACTTGGGGTTGGAGTTAAGTAGCTCAGGCGTACTCTCGCACGCTTGCAATAACTCGTACTTGCGCTCGCGCACTTCTTCAAGGTGCTGCTCCAGCAACGGGAGGTCTAACTCCAGCACCGGCTCGCTGAACATCTTGATCGTCAAGTTAATGACTTGAAGCTCCCCGGTGCGCGTTAACGCAGAAACCTTGTCGATGTAAACATCGAGTAGACTCCGGGTCAGGTCGCAGTCGTTGCGGCAGTACGCCCCATACCGCTGAAGCTCGTCCGGAGTGAAGTCCTGTCGGCGCTTGCCAAGCGCATTGATGACCTCATCCCCCTTGGCTCCCAGCCCGTGTCGCTCGGCAGCGGCCTTGAGGCTACCGCTAACCTCCAGCCCGTCTATCGCCCGCGCCAGACTGAGCGTATCGACCCACATGTGGGGTCGGATGTCGAAAATCCACGATAAAATTGCGGCGTCGAACATGGCGTTATGTGCAACGGCGGCGGCGTTGTGCCAGTCGTAGGTGTTGAGAAAGGTTTTGGTTTCTTCCCGCGTTCCGCTGAACCACTGCGCGTCTTCGTCGTTAACCTTGACCCCCACGCCAATGACTTCAAACCGTTCGTCGCGGATGTACTCCTCCGTTGTCACCTTTGACAACGAATACTCCCGGTCGTAGTAGGTTTCAAAGTCGATTGTTAGGATCTTCATTGCTGTTGTACCTCTTACCCCGAATCCAAGACGTTGCTATCCACTTCTGCCCGCTGATGATAGGAAGTCCTGCATGTTGGGTTTTCATGTTTAAGTCGAAAATATATTTATAGTCAAAAAACAACGCCGCACCTTGCTTGGGCACGATGCGAATGTCTAGCTTTGTGAAGTACGTTTCTCCCCCTTCAAAGTCGTCGTTGAGGTAAACAATCAATGTCGCAATGCGGTCGTTGGGGTCCTCATGGATACCGGGGTGTGTGAAGAAATCCTCATGGGGTTTGAACTCCTGCCCAACGTCATACCGCTGGATCTGCGGCTCCTCTAAATTCTCTGTAGTGAACTCATCGAGAAACCAGAAGAACGGTTTAACTACTTTGTAGTTCCTGTCAGTTAAACCAAACCGATTCTCCCTATCATAGTGAGTATGGCAAGTTCTCCACTCACTTTGAATAGATTTCTTAGTCGTCCCGTCATACCCCAACGCAGGCTCAAACGTAATCCCCGAATTTAAGATTGCATCGCATTCCTCCGGGGTGTACAAATTTTTAAAGATAAAAATCTTTGGCTCTGCTTTGATGATATCAACGTCAATCATTCCTCCTCCCTCCACTTTTCTGCCAGCATTGCATCAGCAATCTCGTAAGCGTGCCTCGCAAGACTGGATGGATAATTGCCACCAGCAGAAAGCACTCCAGCTATCGCCTTGGCCGCGAAGTAATCGCGGAGCGTCATGCCTTCCTCCATCCAGTGCCCCGGTTTCGTCGGGAACGCTGGCCCACCTGTGGGTTTACTCATGTGTTCCCCCTTGCGCGGATTAAGTCTTTTGCCCACCGCATCGTATACCCCCCCACTTGAAGGCTACCCATCCCCTATCGTCGTCGGGCAATGGGGTGCTATCTGAATACTCAAACTCCCTCTCGTCGCCGTCCTGCCGCACGCAGAAGCCGCCCCTGTTTGTCTTCTGTATCTCTGCGTCATACGGATTGCCGAACTCGTCGATTGCCCAGAAGATGTCGTTCATCGTCGGCGCAACTGCCAGCCCGACCCAGCCGCTACCGGGAAAGCGGAAGTAATAAGCCAGCACCCTACTCATCGTGTTCCTCCAGCGGGGGCATCATTTGCGAGTAGTCAAAAAACTCGCCCATGCAGTCGGAAATGCTTATGAGTGGGCCTTCAAAGCGGACGACCCGGTTGTTGTAGGTGAACGCTTTTTGATGGACTTGCGCCTTGCCTTTCACCCAGTCCAGCCCCAGTCGGGTTATCCGCCATCTACCGCTGGACCGCTTCTTTGTGTCGTCGTTTTGTTGGCCCTCGATCAACCCCCACCACCGCAGGATGGTTAGCTGGCTGCTACGAAGAAGCCAGCGCGGGGCCATTTCTGGGACATCCACCCATGAGCCATCGGCGGTATGACTCGCCAGCCAAGCGGCGGCGCGTGCCATCGTCTGGTTGATCGTGCGGCCATACACCTTGCCCCAGCGGTCGCAGCAGGGGCAATGCCCCCCGTTCGCCCCAATGGTCTCGGCCCAGTCCGTCCTAATTTCCTCTAAATAATTACTCATGATTATGCTCCTCCAGTTCTTCCGCTAATTTATCCGCCTTCAGCCGCAGTTCGTTCAGCCGTTTTTTCTTGCGGCGCAACTCCTTCTTCTCCTTCTCGGTCAACTCCGGCGGCGGCTCGGTATCAGGCCGCGCCGGGGCATACACCGGCTGCTCACCGTCGAGGTTGAGGCGCACGCGCCACGCCCTGCGGTACATCCCCTTCTTCTCAAGCTCCCGCGCTTTTTGCATGGCCTCTTGGAATGCCATCGGGGAGGTGAAGTAATACTCAAAGCTCCGGTCGCCGACCGTTGGGCCGGCGTGCGAGTCGAGCTTGAGCCCGACCCCCTTGGTGCTGGGCTTGTGGTGTGCTGGCATCAGTAGCCCTCCCGAAATTCCTTGAACAAGCCGTCGGCCCAGCCCTCGTCCACCCACTCCTCACCAGCCTCGTCGGCTTTGCGGGCGACAACGTCGGCCACCGCCTTGCCCAGCGCCGCGTAAGCCGACAACCTCTCCCGCTCATCCTTGGCACCAAAGACCAACTCCAAGCGGCGGGCCAACAGGTCGCTGGCGATGTAGGTAACGTCGTCCAGTACATCCGGGTACTCCCGGCAGTACTCTGCCCGCCAGCCGTTGCGCTCGGCCTCGGTCAAGCGGTTGTAGCTGTTCGCGCCGGTCACGCTGAACTCGGAGTAAAGAAAGCCACAGAACTTCTTAGCCAACTTATCCATCATCTTTTTACCTCTTAATGTTTCTTGGCGTTGGGGTTGATTTCGGGCGTCAAGCCGATGAGATACCGCACCACGTTTTGCGGGTTGAATTTATCGCAGGCGTTGGTGTACAGGGCACCCAGCGCGGCGAAGTAGACACCCTCCAGAAAGTCGGGGTCGCCCTCGGTCATCCTGTCGTACATCTTGATCTCGGCCTCCAGCCCCGTCTGGCTTTCGTACTCAACGAACGCCACCGGAATCAGGATGAAGGCGTCGGAGCTACCGATCGCATCCCGGACCTCCTCCATCAGATCCGCAGAGGTGATGTCCCGGTCGCCCTTGGTAGTGGCGCTAGAAACCAACACAATTTTGGGGGTGTCATCTTTCATTTGTTCTTAATTTCCTTGGTTTTTTCTTTGATCAAATGTTCCAAATACCACTTGGCCTTTTGCAAGTCGGTAACGCCCGCCTTCATCTTCCACCGCCACAAATACTTTATGGCGTTGGCGGTGCAGACCGCCTCAAGCCCTTCCAACCCCACCGTCGCCGCTGCGATGGCGTCGATGCATTCAACGCCGCCCGCCGTGTAGTGGGCGGGATGATTAACCTCGTCTGATTCGTTTACTTTGTCCACTTTTACCTCCTAAAAAAGCCGGGGTGATTAGCCCCGGCCCTGATTACTTGTCGGTCGCGTCGAGGATCTCGCCACCGCGAGAAATGAACGTCGTCACGCGGTCGAGGTCGCTCGCACCAAGCTGCACAACGCGCACGGTTTCACTAACCGCGAACTTCAACGCAGTCTGGGCGGACTTGGCGCGGATAAGGTACTCCTCATTGTTCATCGTGACGATGTAAATCTTCGGTTCCCGCTTGCGGGTTTTCTTTTCCAATTCTACGTTGCTCATTTTTGAGACTCCTGATTTTCAGTTAATGGGATTGGGATTGTAGCCTGCCCGTTAGGCAATGCAAGTTATTTAACGGGCCAGCCAGAATAGTTTCCTTTAGCCGGTGCGTTGCTAGGGTGCAGAAGCCAGCGGTTGCCAAGCAACATAATAGCCCGCAATCTTTTAGTCTCCATAACCTTGTCGGCCCAGACTGGGGGGATTTCTTTGCGGATAAACTGCCGCAAGTCGGTAAGCTTGAGTTCTGGTTTCACTCGATGATCCTTCTGGTTGTTAACACTGCATATTCATCTAGCCCGCCCAACAGCTTGCGGACCGTCTCGCCGTTCACGGGGACCTCTACCTCCATAATTGCGGGGTACTCTAACCCCGCGCAGGCTTTCTTGGCACTTCTAAGGGACCGCAGACAGCCCAAGGTCACGCCCGATTCTTTTACGATGTAAAATTTCACTCCTTCCCCTCCAGTTTGTCCATCAACTTCAAGTCCGATATGGTCCCGTCGTACACGAAGGCTACGCCGCCCCCCCTGCGGATCATCTCCATCTCCCGGTTCTGTAGCGCCGTCGTGTTGCTGAGTTTCCCCGGCGCTTTGCACTCGATGGCAAAGAACCGCCCCCGCCAGCAGCCGACAATGTCGGGGATACCTGAGCGGCCATAGCCGCCCGGAACTGGGAAGAATGCGTAGGGAACTGGCTCTAGAGAGTTGATGAAGCGCAGGAGCTTCTGCTTCACCTTCCCCTCCGGGGTGTTGGCGCTCATAGCTCGTCCCCCTCATCTTCCTCGTCCCTCTCCTTCGCCTCTTCCCACAGGAGGCGCTGGGCGGCGCGGATCATTGTCTTCACCGCCGCCTCTTCCGAAACCCGCTCGCTGCCGCACACCATCAGCCGTGCAGCGTCCAGCACATCCTCCCGAAGGAGTTGCAGCCGCCCTTCGCAGATGCCTCGCTTGTGCCCGAGGGCGTAGCCCTTCTCAAACTCGTCCGCCATCGCGTCCGTTCTCATTACTCCACCTCCTTAATTTGCTTCAAAAGAAACCGCACCTCACAGGCGAGCGCGTAGCACTCGATGGGTGCGCCCCGGTCCTCGACCAGCGCCTTGGCGATGTCTTGCAGGCGGGCCAGATGCTCGCCTGACAGAGTGTACTGTGTTCTCTTTTTAATCCGCATTTAGGTCTCCTCCTCCACCAGCCAGAAGTCCGCGCCCACTTCACCGGGGCGTTGGGTGCGCTTCATGATGTCGATGTTCTCGATCATCCGCCCGATGGTCGATGCGAAGGCGCTGGACCGATACTCCAGCGCGTCATAGCGGTAGTCGCGGCAGTGGATGCGATACACCTTCTCTTCAGTCGGCTCCAGCCACACATCGGCCCGGAGCGTCGCCGCGTTCATTTTGAAGTGCGCCATCAGCTTGGTCGCGTCGGCGATCCCGTAGACGCCAAAGGATCGGGCGTCCGAGGCGTAGTTAGTGTAGTAGTCGCGGGTCATCAGTCGGTAGTTCATCGCAGCACCTCCTCAAGGGCTATTCCGACAAGGAAAAACATTAGCCACAAAAATATCCACTCCTCTTTAGTCATCGTCGTCGCTCCCGAAGATCTCCTGCCACTCGGCAGGGGTGGAGCCGGTCATCAGGAACTCGCGCTCGTCCGCGCTCAGATCGGGGAACGCCTCCTGTATCAGCTTGCCGCCTTCCCATTCCCGCAGGGCGGTTTCAAACGCTTGAGGGTCCATGTCGATGCTCATCTGATTGAGCTTGCCGGTGAAGCAACTCTTGCGCGTGACGATCATTAGTAGCCCTCCTGTACGTCGTCGAGGTCAAGGTCGAGGCCGTCTTCCGACAGCGTCACCAGCATCCAGCGGATTTCTGCCCCCTCGGGGAGGGTGGTCGTCCCCTCGGGGAGGCGCGGGCCAAAGTACTGGCCCACTAAAATGCGGTCGTCGTCCAACCCCGGCAGCAGTTCCGCATTGATGCGGTTCATCGGCACCGGGACCCCAAGGGCCTCGGTAAAGAGCGCGGCAACGTCCGCGTGACCCACCGCCGAGGTGTATTCAAACTCCTGTGCCAAGCCCCGTGCCTGCTCCAACGTCAGGCGTTGGAACCGTAGGTTGCCGCCAAGCGCCCAGCTTGGCAGCATGTTCAATGAGAAAGCGTTTCCGATGTACATGTTTTTTACTCCTTAATGTTTCATTCTGCCCACTGGGGGAACGTCCCCATCCAGCTTCGGTGGTGCCGTCGCACCTCACCCGCCGTCGCCACCCCCAGCCACTCCTCGTAGGCTTGTTGCTTTTCCCGCCATTGTTTCACCCATCGCTGCGCTTGGGCTTCGCGGTCTGGGTACTCGCTCCGGGGGTATTCGACGACGCACCCCTTCAGTCGGGCGAGGGCTTTGGCTGCTCGCATCGCCCGTGGCTGGGCGATGGCTTCGGTCAATTTGCGTGTTTTGTTCATTCTTCCTCTTCCTCTTCCTCTTCCTCTTCCTCTTCCTCTTCCTCTTCCTCTTCCTCTTCCTCTTCCTCTTCCTCTTCCTCTTCCTCTTCCTCTTCCTCTTCCTCTTCCTCTTCCTCCGGGTCGAAGTCCATCAGCGCAGCGAACTTGGCTGCGCGCTGCGCGTTGATGCGGTCCTTCTCCGCCTGCGGGAGGGCGTCCCATGCCGCCTTCTCCGCCGCCATTTCCACCTTGGCTCGGGCCTCTCGCTCGGCCTCGTACTCATCCATCAGGTCGCCCATGTCTTTCATGTCTTTCATTCTCTGTCTCCTGTGTTGCGTTCGGTATGGGGTCGATTATAGGGGCGGATAATAAGCTGTCAACGCTTTCTTAAATCTTTTTTCGCTTATTGCCCGCCCTTGTTCCTGGGCCTTAGTTTATCTGCCCGACAGTAGCGAGCAACTCTTTTCGGTACTTCGCCGGGGGCAGTCCCCCAGCGTCGTCGTACTCGTCGAACTCGCCGTCGCTATTGACGTAGGCGTAGTCCATCCACAGCAAGTCGTCGTACTCGTCCGGGCCTTCGTAGACCTTTTTAGTCAGGGCGAGACGCAGGAAAAACTGAGTCTCTCGCTCAGGGTCGAGGCCCTCGTCGCCAAACCTCTCCCCGGTCATGGCACGGTGGAGATCCTGTGCGCTGTAGTGCTTCAGCGCCGTCGAGTGGTGGATGTTAAGAATGTCCTCATCGTCGTCCGCCGTCACAGTTTCCAGCGCCCATTCATAAACCGTTTTAGTTCCCATTATTTTTCTCTCCTTAATTTAGCGGTACTTGTCCCAGTTCGGGACTGTTACGCCTTGGCGCTCCAGAGAGAGCAGCAGGGTGCGAGCCGCTTGGACAAGCCAGCGGTAGTCGCTGTCCACATTGCCGTGCGCGTAGAACAGTGCGTCGTCGATCAACTCGGGCAGGGCAGGGTCGTCCGCCCGGATGGTCACTGTGCGACGGGTGCGGCGCACCTCCTCGGGGGTTGGCAGTTCCCGGTCCCCGTGGTCGTCATAAAAGGTCACACCAATTTTCAGTTCCATTTTTCTCTCCTTTAGATGCCGTTGTGATTGGGCAGCAGGCTACCCATGTTTACCGGGGTCATCGTCCGCGCAGCAGCAGCGCGATCTTCGGGCCACTGCAACGCGACGTAGAGCGCGTTGTACTCCTCTGAAGTCAGGGCACGGCGCTTGGACACCGGACGATCCCCCGAGTAGGTGGTAGATTCTAGGACTAAGGTTATTTCGCTCATTTATTTTTACCTCCTGTTTTTTCCGTTATAAGGGCTTATTTTAAGCCTGTCAAGTTTTTTGTGAGTTTAAGGCCCATTAGCACAGTCAAGGTTCCCTGTCAAGTGTTTTTTGGGGGGTGTATAAGGGGCAATTGGCGGGGGATTTAGGGGCTTAAACTAGCGAGGGGCGGGGGTATTGTGGCACTGTTCCAAGGATTGTTCCAAGTGTGGCGCGTGTAAGTTATTGATTTTATTATTTGTTCCGTTTGTGGCAATGTTCCGGGAAAAAATTGCAACTGAGAGAAAAAACTTCTGTGCCAAAACGCAACGGAGCCTCTATTATTATATAATATTAATTTATAATATAGGGGGTTCTTGGAAAAAGTCACAGAGACACAGAGATTTTTTCTCTCACTCTCAAATTTTTGTTGGAACATTGGAACAGATGGAACAATCAATAAAATCAATGGGTTAGAAAAATAAAAACGGAACAATCGTTGGAACAACGGAACAAAAGGGCGCGGACATTTACCCCAATGCCGCCGAGGGCGCTCACAAAGGGCTTGGACTGTCGGAGGAACTGGTCAGGCGCGGGACCGCACCCGAGGGCGCTCACTGCCCGCCCCGCCGAGGGCGCAGGCTCCCCGAAGGGCGCGGACTTCCATCGCCCAAGGGCGCGGACTGTCGGAGGAACTGGTTAGGCGGGCGGCGGGCGGCGCAGCGCGGG